TCTTCATGATGACTATCGTGTCATCGTGAAGCGTTGTGACATTCGCAATCTCCCTTTACTGGATCAAATTTATCACGATTATGAGCCAGACATTACTTTCCATTTTGCGGCTGAGTCTCATGTTGATAACTCTATTGCTGGTGACGATGTTTTCCTCAGCACTAATATTGATGGCACTCACAACATTTTAAAATGTACTCGCAAGTTTGGTGGCAAATTAGTACATGTTTCTACTGATGAAGTCTATGGGTCACTCTCTCATGATGATTCACCGTTCACAGAAAAGACTCCATACGATCCTCGCAATCCATATTCTGCATCAAAAGCAGCAAGCGACCATTTAGTTCGAGCATATGTGAATACTCATGGAATAGATGCAGTTGTAACTAACTGTTCAAATAACTACGGTCCGCGACAACACAAAGAAAAATTCATTCCCACGGTAATTCGCCACATCAAGAACAATACACCAATTCCTGTTTATGGGAACGGTCAGAATGTTCGTGATTGGATCTTTGTTGATGATCATTGTGAAGCATTACTCGCAATTGGACAAAACTTTAAACGAGGCGAGCGATATAACATCGGCGGTGGTCATGAGATGAGTAATCTTGAAATGGTTACATTGATTCTAGATCTCATGGGTAAACCTGTGAATATGTATCAAAACTGGATTAATTTTGTGACTGATCGTAAAGGTCATGATTTTAGATATGCTATGGATTCAACCAAAATTGAAAAGGAATTGGGTTGGAAAGCAAATACTAAAATTGTGGAGGGTCTAAGAAAAACTTTGGAGTGGTATAATGCGTAAGGGAATTATTCTATCAGGTGGAATGGGTACAAGATTATATCCATGCACTGAAGTGACATCGAAGCAATTGCTTCCTGTCTATGACAAGCCACTAGTTTATTACCCATTGTCTACATTGATGATGGCTGGCATTCGCGATATTATGATTGTCAATTCTCCAAATGATGCTGCAGCATTTAAGAGACTTTGTGGTGATGGCTCTCAGTGGGGAATTAGTATTTCGTATGCAATTCAAAACGAGCCAAAAGGAATTGCTGAGTGCTTTCGTATCTGCGAAAAGTGGATTGGTAAAGATGATGTTACATTGATTCTTGGCGACAATATTTTCTACGGAAATGAATTGATCAATCGTTTCAATTCTGCTACTTGGAATAATGTTGGGTGTACATTGTTCGCCTATCATGTTTCTGATCCAGAACGATTTGGTGTTGTTGAACTTGATGATAAGGGCGATCTAAAAGCCATTCTAGAAAAGCCAAAGTATCCACCAAGCAATTATGCCGTCACTGGGCTTTACTTCTATGACAATAAAGTAGTAGACTATGCATGGCAGATTCAACCATCTGCTCGCGGTGAGTTGGAGATTACAGACATTAATAATCTATATCTCAAGCATCACGATGTAAAAGTTGAGTATTTAAATCGTGGTATTGCGTGGATTGATACAGGCACTTTTGAATCATTATCAGAAGCGTCTGTATTTGTGGGCTCTGTTCAAAGAAGAACTGGAATGATGATTGCGTGTCCTGAGGAAATTGCATTTAAGAATGCATGGATCACTGAGAATCAAGTTCGCGCTTCGGCAGAGAAGTATTCTAAATCTGATTATGGAAAGTATTTGAGCAAAATACTACAACAACATGAATATATTAGTCGTCGGTAGAGGTTGGGTTGGTCGAAAGATGTTCGACCAACTAGTAGTAAATGGACATGTGGTTACACTCTGTCCACACTATAAAGCAGAGGAAATGATCAACAAAGTCGATTACGACTGGGTTGTGAATTGCGCTGGTGTTACAGGTTATCCAAATGTTGATGCTTGTGAAGATGTCAAAGCAGAAACAATGGAAGGTAATGCAATCTTTCCAGTGACTCTGCAAAAGTTATGTGAATCTCTTGAAATTAGATTTGCGCATTTCTCAAGCGGATGCATTTACGAAGGAGAGATTACGGACGATTATGCTGATCCAAATTTCTTCGGTAGCACATATTCTGTGAGTAAAGGCGTCTCGGATCTTTTGCTGAAAGACCGCTGTTTAATATTTCGAGTTCGTTTACCATTTGATGGATCGCATAGCCCCAAGAATCTGTTACAAAAGTTGTATAATTACTCAAAATCAGGTAAACTAGTAGAGGGTGGTCTAAATTCTATTACTGATATTGATGAGGCAGTTGAGAATGCTGCGCATCTAATTGAAATTGGTGCAAATGGACCATACAATCTTGTGAATGAAGGTTCAGTAACAACACACGAAATTGCTGAGATGATGGAACTGCAGTGTGATTGGTGGACGGCAGATGAGTTTAAAACTGTTGCTGTCGCTCGCCGATCTAATTGTGTCATTCCATCTTATGAAGAAATGAGCCCAGTTAAACTTGCTTTGTTGAGAAGAATTAGTCAATTTAAGGAAACATTATGAGTGATGTAAAACAAATGATTGAAGAGTTGGTTGCCGCTGTTGGTACACCAAAGTATGCCTATAACTGTAAAGAGTTTACTCCTGGTAAAGATACAGTATTCTATTCTGGTCCATATTGGGACGAGAAAGAAGTTATTGCTGGCGTCACTGCATTCTTAACAGGCAAATGGCTTGTTTCTGGTGAACAGGTTGGTAAGTTTCAGTGGGCATTCGGTCACAAGTTTAATGTGAAGCATTGCCATATGGTGAACTCTGGTTCATCAGCCAACTTGACAATGGTTGCTGCACTCAAGAAGCATTTAGGTTGGAAAGATGGTGATCAAGTTATTGTATCGCCAGTTGGATTCCCAACAACAATTGCTCCATTGGTTCAAAATGGTTTGTCTCCAGTCTTTGTTGATATTGAAATGGACACGCTCAACTTTGATCTGAATCAAGTTGAGAAGTGGATTACTGATAAGACTGTCGCTATTTTCGTATCGCCTGTTCTTGGCAATCCGCCAGATATGGATCGCATTAAGAAGATGTGTGAAGATAATGACATTTATTTGATTGGTGATAACTGCGATTCACTCGGAACTCGTTGGGACGGTAAACTTCTAACGGATTACTATTATGCGTGGACAACATCTTTCTATCCTGCTCACCACATTTCGACGGGCGAAGGTGGCATGGTTTGCTCAAACGACGAAAACCTCATCAACACCGCTCGCAGCATTAGCTGGTGGGGTCGTGATTGTCGTTGCGTTGGTGCTGCTAATCTATTGGCTTGCGGAACATGTGGCAATCGCTTTGATAAATGGCTTGAAGGATATAATGGAATAATTGATCACAAGTATCTCTTCACGAATATGGGCTACAATCTCAAGCCGCTCGATCTTCAAGGTGCGATTGGCATTGAGCAGTTGAAGAAGATTGATGAGATTGATGTGAAGCGTCGAGCAAATTTCAAGCGAATCAAGGATATGTTTGAGAAATATATTCCTGGTGTTCGTGTTGCTAGTAATCTTGATAAGGCTGATCCATCATGGTTCGGCGTTCCGTTGATCACTGACACACCTGAACTCAAGGAAAAACTCCAGGCATTCTGCGAAGCCAATAAGATTCAAACGCGCAATTACTTCGCTGGAAACATTCTCTTACATCCTGGCTATAAGCATCTAGATGATGCTGCCAAGTATCCGAATGCGAACAAGGCATTGAGCAATGTATTCTTCGTCGGATGCCCACCGCATTACGGTGATAAGGTTTGGGAATACTATGAGAGTGTAATGCAAAAATGGGAATGCTAAACATCTTTGGAGGATACGGATTTGTCGGAACTCAATTCTGCAATACAACCAAAAATGGTTACATCAAGAATTATCGAGATAACTACCAAGTACGGACACCAGATTGCGTTTACTTTATTAGTACCGTTGATAACTATAATGTACATATCAGTTCTACGGTGGATATTGATACTAATCTCGTTGTTCTCGTAAAGGTTCTAGACGAGTATCGCAAATATATAAAAGAAACTGGTGAGAAAGGATGCTTTAATTTCATCAGTTCTTGGTTTGTTTACGGAAAGGATTCTGGCTTCGGCGAGGGTTCTCGTGGTATTCCTGAAACGGATTCTTGTGATCCAAAGGGATTTTATTCGATTACAAAACGATGCGCTGAACAATTGCTTATGTCTTATTGCGAGACATTTGATTTGAATTATCGCATACTGAGGCTGGCAAATGTATTGGGTGCAGAAGATAAAAAGGTATCTGCGAAGAAGAACGCGCTCCAATATCTATTGGGCGAAATCGCTGCAAACAGACCCGTCGACCTCTATGATAGTGGTTATTTTTATCGTGATTATATTGATGTTCGCGATTGCGCTAGAGCAATCAATCTGGTTGTCAACAATGGAGAACTCAACTCCATCTATAACATCGGAAACGGATACCCAATAATCTTCCGTGATGTGGTTCGTTACGCTCGAGATGCTATGGATTCGGCTTCTGAACTGCGTACGATTGAACAGAAAGAATTTCACAAGAAGGTTCAATCTTCTCGCTCTTTCTTCATGGATAATACCAAGTTAAGAGAACTTGGATATCGACCAGAGTATACGATCCAACAAACTGTCGATGATATCATATACAATATCTTAACTGCTAAAAATAACTAAATATACTATAATCCCACAGTGTGGAGAGAGTATGTTTGGTTTCAAACAGTATATTCCGTTTCTAACAGAGCAAAAAGCACTCGCTCGCGGAATACAACACCTTCCACACCCAGCCGAGTCTGCCTTTAATACAAAGAAGTCTGCAGTCGGCGGTGCTTTATCTAAACTTCAATCAGTCATCAGCGGTCGCGCTCCAATAACCAAGAAAATCGATGACCGCATGTCCTTTCAAGTCATTAAGGACGAAAAAGGAAAGGTTGGAGTGAAGTACAAAGGTCCAGGTGCACAGTATAACTTCTCTCACGACGATATAAAGAAGCAATACGCGAATAAACCGTATGTTGCTGGTCCATTGATGAACATTCTAAATCATGTTCACAAGGTTCTTCCAGATCGTCCAGGGGAATATCAAGGTGGCTATCTTTCTGCTCCAGAAAATAGAACAGAGGAAGATGGTCATATCGGACACCAACCAAACACTATCCGATACTCTGTTCCAAAGAGTTCTCCAGAGGGAAAGAAACTCGCAAAGTCAAGAGTCAGTCTTGTAATACACTCTGAGTTGGATAAAGCAGGTAATGCTTCTCCCGTTGAACATAGCGAATTTAAAGATCATCCAGATGTTCATCTGATGAATCATAGCATCTCTGCTGAGGAAAGAAAAATTTCCCCAGAGGCAAAAAGAAAAGCACTCGAACATATTGCTGCTGCAAAGAAACTTGCATCAGAACACTCTCATGATCATCACGAAGGTCATGATGAAACTCTTAATCGTTATGCAAACTCAACGATTGATACTGGCGAAAAGCCAAGCGCAAAGGGATACACAAAGTTCTTAGAAAAGTATCATCAGAAGCGAATCGATTCTGTTAAGACAGAAAAGGCGAAGAATCAAAAGGCTGAAGAAATGAAGGCTGCGATTAATCATGTAAATGATAATCTCGGTAAATTTGATCGCACTTTTGATGTACACCACCACATTCAAAAAGCCACTTATGCTGTCGCCGATGCATTGTCTAAAACAGCACATGGTGGATATCGCCATCATATCGATAACGAAGAAGCAGCAGGAGAGGGGTTTGTTTCGAATGGTATCAAACTCGTTCCTCGTAAGTTCACAGAAGCCAATCGTAAAAGATCAGCAGCATTGAAAGCGCAGAGAAGTGTAATATGAGTAGTGCAACATTTACATTTGGAAGATTTAATGCTCCAACTGAAGGTGGACATGGCAAATTAATTTCTGCAGTGCAACAGCATGCTGATAAGACAGGCGGTACGCATTATATCTTTCCATCTCATTCTCAAGATGCAAAAAAGAATCCATTGGCTCATGGCGAGAAAGTTGGATTTATGCGTCGCCTTTTCCCAAATGCAAATATTGTTTCAAGCGGAAAAGTTCGTACTGCAATTGATGCGATGAAGCATCTAGAAAAGAAAGGTCACACCAATGTAACAATGGTCGTTGGCTCAGACCGTGTTGCAGAGTTCCATGGACTACTTTCTAAATACAGAAAGAAAGAGTTTCCTGGAATCAAAAAAGTAAATGTTGTATCAGCAGGAGATCGCGATCCAGATGCAGAGGGAGCAGAAGGTGAATCTGCATCAAAGCATCGAGCATTAGTTGCTGCTGGAAAACGAGATGAGTTTATAAACAAATATAGTGATAAAAAACTTGGTGCAGAAATACACGATGCATTAAAAAAAGGTATGCAAATGGAATCAACAAACCCAATCGGCATTTTTCTACTTGGTGGTCCAGGCAGCGGAAAGGACTATGTTCTTAAGAACATCTTTTCTCGTTTTGATTTGACCGAAGTTCAAGCAGATCAAATTCTCAATGGTGCTGCTGCAGAATTAGTAGAGCAAAATAAACACATCGTAATCAACGGTGTTTCTGATGCAGATAAGATTGCTGATATTCAAAATATCTTAGAAGGATATTCATTTGATTTCGTTCATGTATCTGTTACAAATAAAGTCTCGCGCATGCGCAATGAACATCGCGAACAGCCATTGGCAGAATCAAAGCGTATTGATAAGTTTCTTAAAGCAGAACAACTTTCGAAATTAACAGAAGCATTTGTTTTCAATAACTCAATCAATCTAAACGAATCATCAGAACTTGAGAAAGTTTTCTTTGCTGATCAAATCGAAAAACTCTTAGAAAGAGTTACAAGTCTTGGTCTTGAAATGAAGTCAACTCCTGAGCCAAAGTCTTTTGCAGTGATTAAAGAAAAGTATTTTCCACCAGTCGCAAAAGATAAAGCATCTGGACTTCCAAAGAAGTATGTCCGCGGATTGAGCCCATCTACTGCAAAGGCTAGAGCAGCTCACTGGAAAGAAAAATCAAAGTTATCAGATAGTGATCCAAGAGCATATGAGCCAGCTCCTGGTGATGCCACAGCAAAAACGAAACCAAGCAAGCACACAGTTGCTGTTCGTAAGATGATGGGTGAACAGATGGCTGCTGATGTGAAAAAGCCACACTCAGTTGAGGCAATTGCAGCAAAGCACAATGTTTCTGTTGCTGAGATTATTCAAGCACTTACAATGGGTAAGCAGGTTGAGAAAGAGCATACAAATGATGAAAAGACGGCAGAGATTATTGCTCTCGCGCATCTTTGGGAAAAGCCAAATTACTATGATATGCTAAAGCAAATGGAGCAAAAGATTCCATCAACACCAGAAGATCATGTAGAACTAGAAAAAAAGATGGAAAGA